CCAGATTCAAGGATGAACTTGACGATAGTATGAAAATTGAAGATGCTCTTGCGATGATTGCAAACAAGCATCCTGATGAAATTATTGAATATTCTGAGCGTGAAGAAGATTTCATTGTGGTTACTACGATTTCTCTCGCTACAAATAAGATGTGGAATATAGAGGACTTTGACACTGTTCCTATTGGGGAAATGGATAAGATTTTCCAACAGTGTAAGGATGTTCTTGGCGGCGATGTGAATCGTTTTTTCAGAGGTTACGCGACGAATACACAGGAAGCGCCGAAGGAACTCAAATTGAAGAAGAAGTAGGACAACTTTCTTTTTCAAGTAATAAAGTAGCAGAAGTGCGTAATAAACTCAAGGAACGTAAATACTTACGCAATCTTCTGGAAAAAGATACTTATTACAAAAAAATAGCGCGATGGAAACATGCATTGCGTAATGGGTCTGACGATGAAGATTTCGCTGATTTCGTGCTTATAGATGCTTTTGGTTGGTCATGGGATGAATTAAACAATATTCCAGAACAGAAGTATCTTGCTATTTCTAAAATATTGTCCTTAAAGAATGCTGAAGAAGCAAAGCAGGCTAAGCGCCAAAAGATTAAGAAAAGGTGATATTGATGCAACTTGGAGATAATGACATTGTAATTTATGTCAGCGGTAATATTACTGACTTTCAAAATAAGATGGCACAGGCAAAGGGTATTACCGCTACTACAAGTGCATCAATGGCTGCTACATTCAATCGTACAATGAATAGCGTAAGCGATACAATGCGAAGAACGGGTAATACCCTGGTTGGTGCTGCTGGTGCTGCTTCGATTGGTGTTATTTATCCCATTACACGCATTGCAACTGCTATTTTTGATACAGGTAAGGAGTTTGATTTACTCTCACAGAAAACTGTATCAGTCTTTGACTTAATGGGTAGAAGTGTAAACGATGTAAGGGAAGATTTACAGCAGTTTGCGTATGATCTCGCCGGTTCAACAATGTTTACTGCCAATGAGATTATGGAGTCCATGTATGGCATGGCACAGGCAGGTATGCAGGTTGAAGATGTTTACGCTATAATGCCCGAAGTAATCAACCTTGCAACGGCACAGTCCACTGATCTTGATACTGCCTTCAAGATGGTGTTTGCTACTCTTTCTGCTTACAACATGGAAGCGACAGAAGCAACGCGCGTTACACATGCTATTGCTGCTGCTGCTAGTGCATCAGTTCTTGATGTTGATGATTTAACCTTTGCACTCAAATACATTAATCCTACTTTTGCCTCTTTAGGATATAGCCTGGAAGAAGGACTTGCAATGTCCTCAATGCTCCGTGACTTATCGTTTACGGGTCAGAATGCAGGTAGGATTCTTCGAGATGCTTTCACTGATTTAATTGCACCCACAGCAGAAGCAGCAAGTATTATTCGTAAATATAATCTTTCTATTTATCAAAATGGTGATGAGTTAAACGGACTTGTCGCTGAATATCATAGTGCTGCTGAAGCACTTGATCAAATGAAGAGTAGCACATCTGCATCAAATGAAGAGATCCAGAAACACAAAGACTTCATGTTAGAATTAGAACGGCAGATGCAAGGTTTAGATACATCGTCTGAAAAATGGCAGAGTTTAAACAGAGCACTTAGTGAAGCAAGGTTTGCCGAAAAGGTAATGAAAAATGAAGTCAAGAAATCTAATTCTGAAATTGAAAAGCAGACTGCAAAAGTAAAAGCCCTTGAGAAACAGGTTAATGAGTTCTCCGCTACTGGAATGAAATCACCTGCTGAAATCTTCTCCGAATTTAATCGTGCCATGTCAGAGGGTATGACTGAAGGTGAGTTTTCCACAATCTTTGGTAAACAGTCATACGCTGCCATGATCCAGATGTCAAAAGGAACCGAAGAATACGGTGAACTTTTAGAGCAGATTACGTATGATGTTGAAAAAGGTAGTGAGGCAACACGACAGGCAGACATTATTCTTCAATCAGCAGCAGCACAGTATGAAATTCTTACGGGTAATCTTGCTACAGTAGCAGCAGAGATTTATGGTTCTGTTGAACCTGCTCTTTATTCATTATTTTCTTCAATAAATGCTAATCTTGGTGGATTGAAAGAATTTTGTATAATGGTTGCACAGAATTTCATACCCATTGTGCAGAATATTGTTGATCATATAATAGGGTTAATTAATTGGTTCAATGGACTGGATACAGGCACGAAAGAACTTATTGCAAAGGTGACTGCAATGGGAATTGCATTTACTCTTGTTGCTGTTCCCCTGATGTTGTTTGCCGGTATCCTCACGTGGACACTTTCACCCTTTGTAGGATTTATTGGTAAGGCTGGACTTGCAATAGAGCGCATTGGTATCTTACGTGCAGGGTTGGTTACACTCAATCCTGACGCTGTAATCTTTGGTAAAAACATAATGGATATCAAGGATTCGGTAGGAGCATTTGCATCTTCATTACTAAACATAAATGGGCCATTAACCGTTGCTAAGAGTGGTATTGCATCATTTGTAGGAACATTCAAAACTCTTGGTGTTGGTGGTGCAGTTCAGAAGTTACTCTTAGGTGGACTTTCAGGAATTTATGGTGCTATTACAGGTGTAGGTGGAGCATTTACAGCTGCTATTCCCGCAATCATGGGCGCTATTACAGCATTGTTACCCTTGATTGGTTGGATTGCTTTAATTGTGGCGGCAGTTACCGCACTCTGGTTTGCCTGGAAGAATAATTGGTTTGGAATCAGAGATATTACTGCCAATGCTATCGCGTTCATAATGGATCATATTAAAATTCTTACTGATTTTATTAGTGAGACGTTTGGTGTAATCTTTGGTAGTGTTTCTAATTTATTTGATGCATTTATTAATGGTGATGTAAACAGACTATTCAACGCTTTAGGTAGTCTTATTGGTGGAATCATCAGGTTAGTGGGTGGTTTACCGCTTAAGATGTTTGAAACTGGATTCCGTATGATCATTGATTTCTGTAAGGGAATCATTGATGCTGCACCGAATGTTGGTTCTTCACTTATTAAATGGATCTTAAACGGTGGAATCCAAGAGTTTATTGTTAATGCAATCAAAGCGGCTGTAGAAGCAGGTGCAGCATTTGTAAAGGGTTTTATTGATGGAATTACGGGTAAAGCACCTGATGTTAAGGAGAAGGCTAAACCTGTAGGCGAGTCAGTTACAGACGGCATAAATGATGGTGTAGAGTCTGGTTTACCCGATGTCTATAAAACAATGGAAGATGGTGCTGTTAAAAGTGCAAATATTTTTGAACAGAAATTCAATGAAACGTTCAGTAAATTAGATACTAAGAATCTTACTGAAGATGAATTAAATAATTTTAAGGCACTTGAACTTTCAAGAAAGGTTGTTGATTTAACAGAATTAACAGATGATGAAAAACAATTTATTGGTGAATTACAAACTTTAATTGAAGAAAATGGTGGTGAGATTCCAGAAAAGTTAAAGAAAAAGATTGATGAACAAGTAAAGGAACAGAAACCCTGGGCTGCCTTCCATGAAGAGTTCAGGAAAGAGTTTGATTTGATTCTTTATGAGTGGGCATCTTATGATAAAACTATAATAGAAAAGATGAGCACAGGGTTTAAGGCAGCAGATCCATTTATCAAACTTACTGATGGACTCCAAGATGAAGAAAAACAGTTAATCGCTTTCCTTGACTCTGTTGCATCTGAATCTGGTAAGTTACCTGAAGATTTACAAAATGCGTTAAACACTAAACTGAAGATGGAACAGCCGCTTGATGAATGGTGGACTGATTTCTATCAGAAGTGGAAGGATACGGAAAAACTGATTGATAAACCTATAACCAAGACAGTCTCCCTTAAGATTGAAGTTGTTACTGATAATGTCATTGAGGACGAAACAGAAGAGGTTGAAGAAAGTGCAGAAGAAGCATCGATTCTGTATAATAACAACTTTGCCGATGTTCTTTCAGGTAACACGAGTGCAGCAGGACTTAAAGCGATTATAAATGGTGAAATTGATAAGACTGTAGAAGATGCAGGGAAAACAGGTAAAGCGGCAGCAGAAGAGTTTGCAGAGAACTTTACTACTACAATTGAGAATAAAGAATTAATTATATCGATTTATCCCTCTACAAAATTAGAAACATTTGATTACTCTGATTATAACGCAGATGATTATGACACAAATGTAACACAGACTATTGATGCAACTGTCACGCCTACAATCGATGAGGAGAAGAAAGAACAGGTAAAGGTTGATTCCAACACTGAAGGCAAGGAATTAGTTGAATCTTACAAGAAAGGTGTAGAAGAGAAGAAACCTGAACTTGACGCTACGGTAGAAACAGTAAAATCATCAATTCTTGAGAAGTTGAATCTTGCAGAGAAGGCGTATGATCTTGGATATACATTTGTCAATTCCTACACGAGTGGTATATTAGCGGCACTTCCTGCACTTCAGGCAGCAGTTAATCAGATGAATGGTATTCTCGATAGTGTTGAAGCACCTCCTGTCAGTGTTACGTATAATGTGTCTGCTGCAATGATTAATTTCGATGGTTTACCGCAACTACAGGGTAGCGGCACTACGAATAACTATGACATTGATGTAAACCTTAATAATGCGACAATTCGTAGTGAACAGGACATAGATAAACTTGCAGATGCCGTGTATGAACGTATTAGTAGGAATGCGGGGTTAACAGCATGAAAGCAGTTCTCCGTGGATTACGTGA